TGCATTTATTGACCAAATCACTTTCACAATTCATGAAGACAGTTTGCCTAAAGTAACAGGTAAAGGATTGGTATCAGATACAGAATTTATTGTGAAGTATAGCGAGCTGTTAGAAGAAATTTTAGGTTTTGGTATTACCCAAAAACTACCGTTCAAAGGAAAGTTTTTCTATAAAAGCTGTTACCAACTCGGCCCGGATAACGTCGAATATGGCAAGGTTCATTACGGCGGTCAGCGAGAAACAATGCTGGTTGAATTGAATGGTACAGGTTGCCAGGCTGCTATACCCGGTTGGGAAAACCGACTGTATGAGTTTTTAAGTAAGTGCATACGTCCAAAAATTACCCGTGTTGATGTGGCCCATGATTTTTTTAACGGCGAATACACACCCGATCAAGCATTACTTGATCATGATAACGGTCATTTTGACGTTCATAACATGAGGCCAAAAAGCGAATGCCGCGGTACTGCATGGCGCACTGATGATGGTAGCGGCAAAACATTTTATGTAGGTAAACGCGGCAATTCTAAATTCACTCGAGTTTATGAGAAAGGAAAACAATTCGGCGATGTCAACAGTCCATGGGTCAGGTTTGAAACTGAATTTCGGGCAGGCGATATAGAAATCCCCTTAGATGTTTTGCTTTATCCCGGTTCGTATCTTGGTGGTGCTTACCCGATATGTTCGGAGATATTCAAAACAGAAGCCAAGCGGATGGATGCCAAGACAGAAACAGTAAATTTATCTTTCGATCATAAACTGTTCCATGCGCGTAATCAGGTAGGAAAGATGGTTAATTTCCTCCGCGATATAGGCTGGGATGATACAAAAATTGTCGATGAACTTGTAAAAGGCATTGAAGGTTATCCCAAAGGTTTACAACCTGAACAATACGACTGTAGAGATCAGACACAAAAGATTCAGTATATACACGAAGAGCAAAAAGCAATTGATGATTTGAACATGCAAACATTACTTGATGATTTGCTTGATGAGAAAGAAACCGCATTCCCACAAGATAGGGAAAAACAACACATTAAAGACATCGAACTCGAAGAGAAAATTATTTCAAATTTTTTAAACAAGTAAAGGAAATTCAAAATGTTTGAGCAAAGCCAAGTAACCACGTATTCAGCAACCTTGTTGGGTGCAAAACAATTTAAAGGCGAAATCGACGGTAACAAAATCGATTCTTGCACAGTTTTGGTAGCCAGCCCAATGCCGTCAAACGGCAATGCCGTAGGCTTTACCGCAGCAAGCATGAAATTTGGCGATAGCCATAATTTCGAAAAGCTGAAAAATCTCAAGTTCCCATGCGCGGTTGATGTAACCGTAGCAATGGAATCAACAGGTAAAGGCCTCGTTCCTAAATTGCTTGATTTCCAAGTTAAAGGCGCAGCGCCCAAAGCCTAAGGAAGGCTGGATCATGAGTAAGTATCAGCAAAAATTTATTGTTCAAGAACTTGAAAATCATGAATTCATCTATCCCGATCCATTCGGCGATATTGGTTTCACGCCTAACATTAAATCTGCCGGTCAATATGAAAGTTATGAAGATGCTTTCAGTTCGGCGATTGAAGAAATCGGCGGCGAATTTTTAATTTTCAGTTTTTATACAAAAGAAGATTAATTTTAAGAGGCTCGGCGGGCGGTCTCTAAAACCTTCACATAGCCCGCAAACACATTTTTTTAAACATTTCGTAAAGGAAAACATCATGAAATTGATGAATACTTGCCGTAAATACGGCGCAAAATTGGCTGTTGCTGCCGCTGTTCCATTGGCTTTTGCTACTCAAGCATGGGCTGAAGTTCCTGAAAGCGTTAAAACCGACTTGGAAACTGCAAAGACTGACGCATTATCTGTTGCGGCAATCGTACTGGGTATTATCGCTTCAATCTTCGCTATCCAGCTGATCCGCCGCGTATTGCGCTAATTTGAAGCATATTTCAGACGACCCCTTAAAGGTCGTCTGAATACTAATTGACATGAGAATTTAAATAATGGGCTACCAAGTCGGAAATAATTGTTACGCAACCCGTCAGGATGCCGAAAACGTCTATTTCAGTTTAGTGCCTCCCAAAATTGGTGATGACGGAAAGCTATATCAGCTTAATTTTACTAAGTTTGGCTGGAAATATGGGGAGCAGATTTTAAAAGCTGAATTGCCAGAATGTAACCCGATAGACAGCATGAAAGACGGATCCTATATAGGCTGGTCAGTTGTTGCCATCATGGCAGCGGTTTGGGGTATTAGGTTGATATGGCAGAAATTGAGGTAGTACCATGATGGATTTTTATTTTTATCTTGGTGTGTTTGTTCCGGTCGTGGTGGGCTGGATGATTTTTAAATGACGTGGCTATATAATCTAACTTTCAGCAACCATTACGAAAGTTAGCATTATGTTTATTAGAATTTTTAATCTTGTTTTTTTTATTCTATATACATTTCATTTTTTAAATATTATTTTTATTCCTAATGAAATTAGATATTCAATTATGGCATTGTATCTAGTTATTAATTTATTAGGTTTTATTCAAAAAAAATCTAAATCTAATATTAAATTTTCTGATAATGATGACTTTTATTTAATGAATACAACTCCAAAAAAACCAAGCCCTAAAGATCCTGATATGGTTAAGTTTATGTCTGATTTAAATGAATCCATAGAGAATAAGAAAATAGAGAAAATAAAAGTTAAAAATGAATAAATTTATCATTCCGTTATTAGTTTTATTTACTTCTAGCTTTGCTATTGCTGGCGAAATTCAAGTTAATAATTCAAAGAATATCACTTATACAAAACAACATACTGAACATTGGGATAAAAAACCGTGGGCGCGTTCTGTATCTGATAATTCGTATAGAAAATTTCAAACCGAGGCAATGAAGGCTAGATATGAAGGCTATTTGTCAAAACAGACTGTAAGTGCAACTGTTGAAGCCCAAGTATCCCGCAAAGCCGTCCTTTCAGGCGCATTTGGCCTGGTAAAAAAAGGAGCAGCATTAGGAACACGTTTAAGCGGTTGGGGTACAGCTGCTTATTTTGCTTACGAGGCCTATCAAGCTGTTAAATCTCCGTTGGAAAGTGAAGGCTACAAATGGAATGAAGCTAGCGAAGAATTTTTAAAAGAATGGCCGGCGAGGAATTGTATTTATAATTCACGAGATGAGGTTATTACAGCTTGTTATGGTGTTGATAGTTCTATATTAAGAACTTATTACACAGGGGGATAAAGCGAAAAAGAAGCTTTCCAATTGATGAAATCACAAATGGAAAAAATAGCTAGAACTTATTGGGAGAAAGAAAAAAAAGAACGTGATAAAGATTCAACTTTTAAATATTGGGAGTATTTTAATTTTACTGGATGTGAGTTCGATTGGAACGGAGGTTCATGTACTGTATCAAGAGGAGATGATAATAGAGAAGGAGTTATTTTTAGTTTAAGAAGGAATGACACAGAAGTTTTAACTAAAGAAAAATTCCTACAAATCGCTACCACATCTATAGACTCAAACCCTACGCCTTTTGTAGAAGGAACGGGTAAACCTGAATATAAAGAAAATATCAAAGTCCCTGCCGGTACTGTTGTAACCATTGGCCCTGTCACTCCCGAAAACGGCAAACCGGTTCAAATTACCATAACTTTCGGCAAAGACTCCAACGGCAATACAACGGCAGAAGTCGCAACTACTCAACGTCCCGATCTGACACCGGGCGGATCTGAAGCACCCAATACAAAGCCTGATCCAGATCCTACGCCTAATCCTGACGGAAAGCCTGATAAAAAGCCGGATGATAAACCCGATTCCGATGATAAGCCTGATAAACGTCCAGATGATAAACCTGATCCGGATGATGATCCATCTGATAAAGATAAAGACAAAAGAAAAGAAGACAAAAAAGATGACAAGAAAGAAGAATCCAAAGGGTTACTCTGTAATATTTTCCCTGACATATTAGCTTGTTCAGAAAAAGGCGATGTAGAGGAACAAGAAGAACCTTTCAAAATTCCTCATACAAATAACGATACAACATTTAGCACTGATTTCTTCCTACCCGATAATGGTGTTTGCCCTGCTCCAAGAACTGCAACCTATTTGGGCATAACCATGGAATTTAAATATGACATGATTTGTAATTTTGCCGAAATGATCCGATTTCTTGTGATTGGTATCGCTGCGGTAGCAGCAGCATATATCATGTTTTCAAGTAGAAAGGACTAAAGCATGAAAGCTGCGTTTTTCGCCATATTACAAAGGCTATTAACCTATATTGTTGCAAAAGTATTTATTGCCCTTGGCATTAGTTTTGTAACTTATACAGGCTTTACAGTTGGATTAGGTTTTATAAAAGACTACGTAAAAAATCAGTTCAACTCAATGCCATCAGACATTCTTCAAATTGTCATGATGGCAGGTTTCGGCCATGCATTAGGTCTGATATTCGGTGCATTTGCATTTAACGTTGCTATGCAAAGTATTAGCAAACTGTCATTTATTCCAGGGGGAAAAGCTAAATGATTATTTTACAAACTGGCGTACCAGGTAGCGGAAAAACTAGCTCTGTCGTCAATATGCTGATGACAGACGAAAGCTACACACATTTTACTGATAAAGACGGCGTAAAGAAAAAACGTCCGTTGTTCGTCAACGGCATTCCTGAATTGAAGATAGAACATGAAGAACTTACAGATGAACAAATTAAAGAAAAGCCATTTCAAGATTTTCTCCCTTATGGCTCGCTCGTCATCATAGATGAAGCGCAAAGGCTGATGGGCACACGTTCAGCCGCTTCAAAAGTACCTCCATTTATAGAAGCTTTGGCATTACATCGACATCATGGTTTAGATATTGTGCTGATTACTCAACATCCAACTTATCTTGATAGTTTCGTAAGAAAGCTCGTTCAAAGGCATATGCACGTTTCAATCAAGCCAGTGGGACGTAAGCTTTACGAATGGAACGAATGCGTTGACCAGCCCGATAGCAGCGTAAATATTGCCAAAGCCATTGAGCGGACGTTTGTCGTCCCTAAAAAGTCCTTCGGCATGTATAAATCCGCCGAAGTACACACTAAGCCTAAACGCCGCATACCCAAAAGCCTGATATTCGTCGTCTTGTTTATACCGCTGTTGATAGGCTTTACCCTTTACACGATAAACAACATGAGCAAACGATTTAGCGCGGATGAACAGCAAACAACGTCAACAATAGCCGCATCCGATGTAGATGGCGTAGAACCAAAAACTAGTCCTGCGACTGCCGATATAGGGCAAAATCTCAAACCTGAAGATTTTGTACCTACACTCGTCGAAAAACCCGAAAGCAAACCCATCTACAACGGCGTCCGCCAAGTCAAAACATTTGAATACCCTGTTGGCTGTGTCGATGGCGGCAAAAGCGGATGTACCTGTTACTCAAGCCAGGGCACACCGCTGAAAGAAATCACAAAAGTCATGTGCAAAGACTACGTCAAAAATGGCTTGCCGTTTAACCCGTACAAGGACGAGCATCAAACCGTACAACAGCCACAAACAGCACCGCAGACAGCCTACACGCCTGAAAATGGACAAGTGCTTACGATGGGCGGCAAAAGCCCTCAAAACCTGATGTATGACGGCTATGTTGAAGCAGGCGAAACAACAGGATTGCAAAACGGTGCAAAGGTCGGCAGTTAAGAGATATTTATTTAATTGTTGATGTAGCCTAAGCGGAATCAACGGTTAAATAAATATCAACGGGGTGCGGGAACTCCCGCCTTTTTGAAATTGGGTAAATTAAATTGAAACCTGTAAATCGTTTTAATTAAGAC